GACACCACACAGCTAGCGGGTGTTGATCCTGATGTATCCGGGATTGATAGTGGTAAATTTGTAGAGCTTAACGCGCAGTTAGGTAAAGCTGAAAATCTTTACGCTGCAGGTGCTTTTGTTAATAGTAAAATCACAGCTAAGGACTTAGGTGATATTCCTTCAAAGCTTGATAGAGCGTTAGAAGGAATTAGTAACGATGAGATCTATGAGATTGACGTTGTTGTTGAAGGTGGTTTAGGTACGATTCATGCAGCTGCTTCGGCCGCTCAGACAAAATACTACGACGAGTATAATACTAGTGCAGAGCTATTAGGAGCAGTTAATGGATTACGCACAAGCAATGATATTCCTGCTGGAACTTCAAGAGAGTTAAGAAACAACTATTCAACAATCTTTAATAAATTTGAACAGTTCTGCTCACCACCTTACTTAGGAGGTGGAAGAGGTGATTGTATATTTGTAGCGGATGTATTACGTCAGATTCTAGTAACAGGAGAAGATTCAAGAGTTCTTGATAACAAGTTAAGAAACTTCCAAACAGATGTTTACTGGCCGATTCGCCACCAGTTTGAGAATGAAAATACTTCTTACGCAGCGGTTTATGCACAATGGCCGTTAGTTTATGATAGTTTTTCAGGTAGACAAGTATTCATTCCATTCTCAGGCTTTGCAGGTGCTGCAATGGCTAGAACAGATGCTGCAAACTTCCCATGGTTTGCTCCAGCTGGATTTACTAGAGGGTTAATTCAATTCGCTAACGATCTTGCAGTTAATCCTAACCAGAAGCAAAGAGACGAACTTTATAAGGCTAACATTAACCCTGTAGCAAACTTCCCTAATCAAGGTCAAGTTATATTCGGTCAAAAGACACTTAGTAAGAAACCAAGTGCATTTGATAGAATTAACGTTAGAAGGTTGTTCTTAGCACTTGAAAGACCTACTAAGAAAGTTTCTAGATTCTTCGTATTTGAACAAAATACAGAGTTTACTAGACAAAGACTTATTAATACTTTAACCCCATTATTCGAAAGAGCGAAAAACAACGAAGGTATTTACGATTACTTGATTGTTTGCGATGAAAGAAATAACACTGCAGAGGTTATTGACGCAAATGAATTAGTAGTAGATATATACATTAAGCCGGTTAGAACTGCTGAGTTCATATTAGTTAACTTTTACGCTACAAGAACTGACGCTAACTTCGAAGAAATCATCGGTTAATACAAAATAACAATTAAATAATATTATGGCAACTACAATTCAAAACTTCTTCTCTAGGGCAGCTGAAAAACAATTTGCGAGAGACTTTTTATTAAGAGTTAAGCAGATAGATGTTGAGGGAGTCTCCTTTAACGGGGAGACTGATCTTTTATATGCTAAAACAGCAGCATTACCAGGTCGTACGATTGAGGATAAGACTGTTAACTACTTCGGTCAAGAGTTTCACGTACCTGGTAGATCAACTTACGCAAATGCTGCAGGATATTCAATTGAATTCTTTCATGATGAAAATGTTGAATTAAGATCTAAGTTTGAATTAGCTTCACGTAATGTATTTAACAACGAAACTTCTACAGGTCAATATGGCATGCCAGGAGACGAAGCCGTTATTATATTAGATGTAATTAATAAAGATCTAAGTACACTAAAAACTATTGAATTAGTTGGTGCATCTGTAAGAGATGTTGGTGATATTGGATATAGTATAGCAGATGGTACTGGAGATATATTAAATTTCACAGCGACTTTTGCATATCACTTCTACAGAGATTTTAGCTAACCTATATTAGCCATTAAATAATATAAATGGCTAACGAAATTAATTCATTCTTACAGGCATTTAGTAGAGATACTAAGTACTTTCTTTCGCATCCATTTCTATGGAAAGTTAACATTGAAAGTAATGTTACCGGCGCTGTAAACCAAGCTTTGTCTAAAGGTGGTGAGTTTTGGAGAGCGTCACAGATACCTGATAGTTACAGTAAGAACGGAGATATTTTAGTTGCTACTGAAGTTACTATCCCCACCGAACAATCTTCTTTTAGCGACTTTGGTCAAGAGAATAGAGGAGGGTTTTTACCTGGATATGGTATTACTCAACGTGAAAGTTTCTTATCTAGAAATATAACAGTTAATTTCTTAGAAACTGATACCGATTTGGAGCATACATTTTTTAGACCATGGACTATAGCTCTAGGAATAGATGGGTTAATCAATCAAGGTCTTAAATCTACCATCACATTAACACAGTATGATAATAGATTAAGGCGACGAAAAGGTTACGTATTTGAAGATGCTTTTCCAACTACCTGTGAAGGTTATAGCCTAACAAGAGGTCCGGGTGAATATATTCAAAAGACCGTAACATTCGCTTGTAAAAATTATAGACAGACTTAATTATATTATATGAACTTTACATTTAACCTTAATGGTAGAGAGGTAGAGGTGAAGGAGTTATTGTTTAAGGATATACGTAACCTTACGTTGTATAGTGACAGTACCCTTAGAGGTAATATGGAGTTTTTAGAACAATTTATTTTATCCAAAAATCTCAACATAGCTGATAAATTTAAAGCGTATATGATCTTGAGAGAGAAATGCGTAGGAGAAAATATAAGTGTAGGTTCTAATAAGGGTAATATTAATGTAAGCTTAGACTATATTAATAAAAATGTAGGTAGCTTTGATGACATTGAAACAACAGAGCAGATTGATAATCTTTACGTTACTTTTGATTATCCATACGAATTTAATTTAGGTAATACTGATTTTATTTTCTCATGTATTAAAGAGCTAAAGATAGATAACCAAACTATTGATATGCAATCATTAGAAAAAAAAGAAAGGCAGGATATACTTAATAAACTTCCAAAGGGTGTGTTTAATTTACTAGAACAGTTTATTAATAAAAACGAGTCGAAGTTTAAATTTAATGTAATACAAGAAAGACCATCGTTAGAAATAAAGCAAATTGATCTCAATCTTTTAAATTCTTCAACTCCAATGTTTTTATACAATATCTTTAATTGTATGTCTGATAACGATTATAGAGAGATAATTTTTGTATTAAGCAAAAGAATTGGTGATGTGGGCTTTTTATTAAACTGCAATTATTTTGAGATAGAAGATTATTATTCGTTGTATAAAGATGAAATAGAGAAAGAAAATGAAAATTTGCAAAATCAAAATAAGGGATAAATAAGTTTATGAGTAAAAACGTATCTTCATTTGTTTCTAAGTTAGAAAAAATTACAGATGATAAAAGTCAAGTATACCTACCATCAATTAAAAAGAATATTAATGTAACTTCACTAACTATAAAACAACAAAAAGATCTTATTTCTTCTTCTCTAGACGGGTTAAAGGGTGCTATTAATTTTAGCAGAACGTTAAATACAGTAGTATTAGATAGCACTAATAATAACGACTTAAAAATATATGATAGATTACCAATAGTTATTGGGTTGAGAAAAGACTCTTTAGGTGGTAAGATTAAAAATGGTGATGAGAGAATCGATCTAGAACGTATAATTGCTAATATTAAAAAAATTCCTCTTGAAATAGCAGATGAAAGTTCAGTAAAGTATAAGAATTTAAAACTTAATTTAAAGGTACCTACACTCAAACAGGAGAATATTCTACTTAATAAAGTAGAACAAGATATTGATAATGCATCAGAGGATTTAAAGCAGGGAGTAGGTCTACTTTATATAGTAGAGTTGTTAAAGTTTATTGTTTCTTTAGAAATAGATGATGAGGTTATTGATTTTTCCGATATTCGTATAAGTGAGAGGATGGAGTTAGTTGAAAAGCTACCATTAAGCATCTATAATGAAGTTTCAGCGTTTATTGAGAAAATTAATGATTATAATAACAGCATTTTAACTTCTGATGATTTTGAACTTTCTATCGATTCTGACTTTTTTGATAGCAGTATCAATGAATAAATATATATGTGTTACAAGATGTACTAGGTAAGCTGAATGCCCTTAACGCTGATGATGGGGGTGATGGATTAGTGGCTAAAAATGTAATAGAGTCAGATGCCTCTACTTTCAACAGAAAGAACACTCCTAACCCTAGATTAACATCTGGTGAAAAACAACGCGTGATAAATGAAACAACTATATTCTGGGAAACATACTATAAAATAAGAAATAAGTTTGAAAAAGATAAAAAGGGAGCTACAAAGGTAAGTACTCCAGCGCAGGTTGCTGCAGGCACAGTTAATAAAGAGTCAAAAGAAGAAACTAAAAAGGGTAAGAAGGGGATACTTGGCATGTTACTGGCCTTAGCTGGGTTTCTTGCTACGTTTGGTAAAACAATAGTTAAAACATTATTTAAATTGCTTTTGAAAGGTCTGAAATTATTAGGTAAACTTTTAAAACCTATGTTTAAAGGGTTACTTAAGCTAGCTAAAAAAATACTTAAGGGCGCGTGGAAAGTTTTAAAGAAGGCAGCTAAAGCAATTTTTAGATTTGTTAAGAGATTAGTAACGAGAGCAATTAAGGGTATAGGTAGGTTATTGAAAAGAGCTTTTACAGGCTTAATGAAATCTAAACCGATACAAGCAGCTAAAAAATTAATACAATCAGGTATAGATAAAGTAAAAAACTTCTTCTCTAAAATAAAGAACTTTTTTATTAACAAACTTAAATCAGTTGGTAAATTCTTTAAAAGTATATTTTCTAAACTCCCGGGAATTAGTAGGTTATTTCCAGCTTTAGCTAAAGGTGCAACGGGAGGGGCAGCAGGCGGTGCAGCAGCGGGAGCGGGTGGGAGAGGTGG